GGCAATTGAATAGTAAGGGACACCGATATTATTACCGATATGACGACGCCGGGAACCCGGAGTTTTTCCCGTCGGTTACAACCATATTGTCCCAAACATTACCCAAAGCCCCGCACCTTATAAATTGGATTGCGAACAAAGGCATTGAGGAAGCCGAGCGATACAAAGGCGAACGGGCGGCGTATGGAACGTTTATGCACGCCGCATTTGAGGAATTATTGATTAACCGGGCGTATGATTTGGACGGACTGAAAGGCAAACTAAAAGAATACATTGAGGTTTACCGATTGCCAGACGACTTTATTTATTACGCCGACGATTTGAAAAAGGACGTATTGGCGTTTGCGCAATTCGTATTGGATTATGATGTACGACCGTTAGCCGTTGAAATTGCGTTGGTACACCCGTATTACAAGTACGCCGGAATGATTGATTGCCCGTGTACCATGCGGGCAAAGATTGGAAGCGACGACCGGATTAACGCAATTGTCGATTTCAAAAGCGGGCGAAATGGTTTTTACGAGGAAAGCGAAATACAATTAGGAATGTACCGGGATATGTGGAACGTCAATTTTGAGCAATTCCCCGTTACCCGTATTTTCAATTTCAGCCCGAAAGATTGGCGCAAAAAACCGTCGTACAATCTGAAAGAGCAAACCGAAAGCCCCAATATACGGAAAATCCCCTATCTGTTGGAGATTGCCGCCATTGAGGACGAAAAGCGGGACAACACGTTTACGGCGGTTAATGGTATGGTTGTATTGGACGACGCCCCGGATTTGTCCCAAAATGTAATATCGTTGTCTTTGGCGGAATTGATTAAAACGAAAGCCCCCAAAGAGGCGACCCCGGACGAAACCACGGACGCCGCCGATACCGTCAAAGCGGATGCGGTTGCCCCGGAACAAACGTCGGAACCGGAGATTAAGAAAACAAAGATTGTGAAACGCACCGGGAAAAAGACAAAGGAGACGGAAAAGAAGCCCGCCACGGGGCGAAAGACGACAAAACGGACTGTTGTACCGGAAAAGGAACAAAAGCCCGCAAATGTGCCAAAAAAGCCCAAAAACGAGAATAAGAAAAGACTGTTGAACGACGACCCCGAAATATAAAGAGCATGAAAGGAAATATAAAAGGTAGGATTGTTAGACCGGAGGCGGAAAAATCACGTTTGATTTTACCCCGTGTCGGACAAATAAAAATCGGAATGAAAAACGCCAACGGATACCCGCAAAGCGTGGATTATTTCATACCAACGGGAAAGTATGCCGGGTTATTTACACAGGCATACGGCGAAAAACCCCAAACAATTCAAATCGTTTTCCCGGACGACGACCCGGCGAAAGTATGCAACGAGCGGTACGAGTACCGGGACGACGACGGACGATTGATTGCGGCGGGCGACGGCGAAACGTTCCAAGTTTGGGACGGCAAAAAGTACGAAACATTGACAACGGAGGAATACCCGAATTTGATGTTGGCAATTACCAAGCGTTACCCCAATCGGAAAAGCAAGCAGGACGGACACGACGGTTGGGAAATTACGTTGATGTTGAATTTCATTGTACCGTTGGTACGTGGCGTTGCCGGGGTATGGCAGTTTTCAACAAAGGGTACGGCGTCCACAATCCCGCAAATCCGGGAAACATTCGACGGTATGTTGGCGGAACGGGGATTTTGTAAGGGAATTATATTTGATTTGAACGTACAATTTGCCACAACTCAAAAGCCGGGAGACCGTTCCCGCTTTCCTGTTGTCTCATTGGTTCCTAATGAAAGTGCGGATAATGTTTTGAAAGTGCGCAAAGCGTGGGAACCTGCAAAGCAATTGGATAATGAATAAAAAATGCTATATTTGCGTCGATAAAACAAACGACTACCACCGTTTGCAAAGTATTGCTAATTTATTTAGCGCAAAGCCCGTTTTCCGGTGTGTGGTAGCCCGGATTGCGGGCTTTTATATTTTAATTATGGATTTTATTATAAAAAACAAATGGATTAACGAATTGCATTTGAAAGGTAATAAGTTAATGTTGTATGCAATGATACACGCCTATTGTGTTAGATATGGCGAGTATTCAAAGGGTATTTTGTATTTATCCAAATGTTTAGGGATAAACAAAAGCACTGTAATTGATTGCCTTAAATGGTTATGCGAAAAAGGATTATTAATAGAATCAGTTCAGCCCGTAGCAGAACCGGATGTTTATAAAATATCAATATTATGAAATACACGATATTAATAAACCAATATGCCGCCGTTAATAACGGTTTAGATTTAGATTTAATAGATTTGGCGATTTTTGATTTTATAAAAGATTTCGCCAATTGTGCAAGTTGCGTTAAGATGCACACCCCGGAGGGAATATATTTTTGGATTTCCCACAAGTTAATACTGGAAGCAATGCCGTTATTGAATATAAAGACAAGTCAAGGCATGATAAAGCGTATTGATAATTTGATTAAAGCCGGAATTTTACAAAAACATCCTAATTGCGAATTGTATAACAAAACTCTGTATTGTTTTGGTGAAAATTACGAGTTACTAACATTTACCGAAAAGGCAGCAAGGATATTAACCGGAGTTGATACCCCTAAACAAAAGTTGATACCCCCCCTAAACGAAAGTTTAGGGGTACCCATAAACGAAAGTTTAGGGTATAATAGTAATAATATAGATAATACAATAAATGATAATGAGAATATCCCCAACAACAATGTTGTCGGGGAATTATTCCCGGAAGAACAAAAGGTTGAGGAACCAAAGGAGAAAAAAACGTTATTCCGTAATTCCGCCGTTTACAAAATGGTTANCCCCGTGGTTGGAAAATCCGACACAATAAAGATAGATGATATTAATAACTCTTTTGATAGTGATAATACCGGGGTAAATAACCCCGTATTATTCCCGGATGAAGAAATAAAGGTTGAGGAACCAAAAGAGAAAAAAACGTTGTTCCGCAATTCCGCCGTTTACAAAATGGTTAAATTTGAAAACGGCGTCGGCGTGGATTATTCAGAGTTTGAAAGTAAGTTTGCGACCCCGGAATTTGAAAAGGTCGATTTGGTTTATTACTTTCATTCTGTTAGCGATTGGAGCGACCAAAAGAATATGAAGCGCACTAAAAACGGTTGGTTGGCGACCGTCCGCAATTTCATACGGGGGGACGTCGAAAAGAAAAAATTGCATTTGAAACCCGAATACAAAGCCCCAACGCAAAGATTAAATGTTGCCGGGGCTATTGAGTATTTGAAAGACGATTATTAAGATGGAAACATTACCCGAAAAGACAAACAGATTGCCACAAACGTTGCCCGAAAAAAGACAATCCGCCGCCGTTTTGCTTTATAGTGGAACGGCAAAAGCAATTGAGGTGCGCCGGGCGATGGTTGAATTACCGGAGGTTGCTAAAGCATTAACCCCGGTCGAAAAGTATATTTTCGTGGCGTCCACAAAAAAACAGATTGCCGAGATTGACGATGAAACGTTGATTGCCAAAACGGGGCAAATGTTCCGGTTTATCGCAATGGACGTGGGGTTTATCATTCCCACGGAAAACCGGGACGATTGGACGTATATTTGTACCCGATTGTTGGATTTACTCAAACGCTATTATTCGCAATTAACATTGTCCGAGGTTAAATTAGCGTTTGAATTGCTGATTACCGGGGAATTAGACGACTATTTGCCAAAGGATAGGGACGGCAACGCCGAAAGGAAACATTACCAACAATTCAACGCCGATTACTTTGCAAAGATATTGGGAGCGTATCGGAAAAAGCAAAATGAAGTGGTTGGGAAAGCATATAAAGCATTGCCGGAACCCAAAAAGGAAATGACGCCGGAGGAAAAAAGATATTACCATAATCGCAGAGAAGCGAGAAACAGAATTATTTTTTTACGTTATAAATACACCGGGAAAATAACATTTGAAATTGGGGATGAAATGTTTCTTTTTGAATGGCTCAAACAAATAGGTTATGCCGAAGAAGTAAACGCAACAGAGGACGACCGGAAACAAGCATTTGCAAAATATATGCAACGTGCTGCAATTGGATTGATAAACCAATATACGGCGTGCAACGTCCGGAGAAAAGGAATTGACAGCCCGGAAATTGATTATACGGCGTATGAGGTTGCCCGAAAGAAAGAAATAACACGTGCGTTTGACAGAATGATTACGGACGAAATATATATTGATGACTATTTATTTTTTATTTAAGTATGAAAGTGGAACGATTTGGAAAAATAACATTAATAAATGGTGATTGTATGGAGTTTATGCAATCTAAAAATGATAAATCTTTCGATTTGGCAATTGTTGACCCTCCATACGGTATTGATGCGGGTAGTAATAAAAGAGCAGGAACCCAAAGGGGTAAAAGTTTGGCTAAAAACAATATATATCATTCGGGAGATTGGGATAAAGATATACCGCCAAAAGAATATTTTGATGAACTTAAAAGAGTTTCAGAAAATCAAATTATATGGGGTGGTAATTACTTTTTAGACCATTTAAGTAATACGCCATGTATGATTGTTTGGGATAAAGATAACGGAACAAATTATTATGCTGATTGCGAAATCGCATGGACTTCATTTGATAGCGCAGTAAGAAAATTTCGTTGGCGATGGCATGGTTTTTTGCAAGAAAATAATAAAAACAAACAAATAAGAATACACCCTACTGAAAAGCCTATTGCTTTATATTCGTGGTTGTTACAAAACTATGCACAAAAAGGGCAAAAAATATTAGATACACATGGGGGAAGTATGAGCCATGCAATAGCGGCGCATGATATGGGATTTGATTTAACTATAATTGAAAAAGACCCAATATATTATGAGCAAGCAAAAAAAAGACTTATTGAACACCAAAGAAATTTATCATTATTTGAGTTATGAAAATAGATTGCATTATTGGAATTGACCCCGGAGCCGCCGGGGGTATCGTGGTTTGGCGACCCAACCACAATGCAACGGCAATAAAGATGCCGAAAGATATAAACGAGATACGGGATTTTCTCAACTATTACAAAGAGATTTGCACGCCGATTATCTTTTTGGAAAAATTGAGCGTTCGCCCGGACGACGTAACGGTTGAGGATGCCGGGGCAAACATGGGTAAGTTGTACCGCATTCAAAAGATGTTGCAAAACTTTGAGCATTTGAAAGCTATTATAACCGTCGCCGAAATACCATTTGTTTTGGTTAATGCAATGAAATGGCAAAACGACCTTAAATTGCGTATCAAGGTCAAAGGGAAAAAGGAAGAAAAGGCAGACCGCAAACGACGGTTCCGGGATATTGCCGGGAAATTGTACCCGGAGATTACCCCGGCGTTGTGGAATGCGGACGCAACGTTAATTATGCACTTTGGACGGTTCATTTTGCAGAATAACCCCCGTTGGGTTTTGGAAAATTTGCCCCAACAAATGCACAACCGTTTATTTTAAGCCCGTAGGGACGTTTAATTATTCAAATGGTTACTTATATGGCAGACGAAACAAAAGCCCCGCAAATCGAAAATCCCGAAAAAATAACGGCAAAAGATTTGGCGGAAATGGTAAAACAGATGCGGCACAACCAACGACGTTGCCAACGGAACCCAACCCCGGAAAAATTGGCAACGTTGGAAAGTTGGGAACGCAAAGTTGATGCGGTCGTTGCTGTATTGACCGATACACAAATGAAATTGTTTTGATATGGACGAAATGGATTATATCTATTTAGGCGACCGATTGACCCGCCCGGAATTGCGACGTATGCCGTGCCGGGCGGTTCGTCGTTCTGATGGTAAATGTATAAGAGGGCGCAACGGCAATATGTTAGTTGAGTTTGACGGCGTGGGTAAATGCGTTATTTTGGGGCGATTATTGCGGAAAATAAAAAAATAGCCGAAAATAAAAGATAAAAGTTTTGGTATATCCATTATTTTACATATATTTGCGGCATGAAAAAAGGTAAATACTTAATAGAATATGATTGTTACGTTGCTGAAAATGGCAATATAACGCAAAATGATAAGGAAATAAAGCCTTATTTGAACGGTGGCTATATGACTGTAAAATTAAAAATCAATGGTTTAAAAGTTATGCGGGTTCATAGATTGGTTGCTTTGGCGTTCATTCCCAACCCGGACAATAAACCATGTGTTGACCATATCGACGGGAATAAATTAAATAATCATGTTAATAATTTACGTTGGTGTACTATTGGCGAGAACCTAAAATTTGAGAACGTTAAACGTGTATCAAAATTATATCCCGTTAAACGTATTGATAAATTAGGTAATATTGTATGTTTTGATAATATTTTAGATGCGTGTGTTTTTCCTTGGCAAAAGTATGTAATATTACAGGTATGTAACGGGAAAAGAAAAACATACAACGGTTATAAATGGGAACATAACGACCCGGCGATTTCCGGGAAATAAATAAATTTAAAGAGCGATGTATATTAAGAAATTGGAATTGTTGAATTTTCAAGTTATCAAAGAGTTCAACGCAGATTTTGAGGGTAATGTATATTTCATTACCGGGGACAATGAGTTAGGCAAATCAACCCTTTTAAAAGCAATCGGCGCAATGTTGACCGGGAACCGGGACGCCGTGTTGAAAAATGGAGAGGACAAAGGGTTTGCGAAAATGGTAGTAGGTAACGACGGCGAAAATTACGAGGTCGAATTAAAGTTTACCAAAGCTAACCCCCGTGGGACGTTATCCATTAAATCCCAAACAACCGGGATGCGTTCGGATAACGTTTCTATGTTGCAAAAGATTTTCGGCTACCAAGACTTTGACGCCGTGGAGTTTTCCCGTTGGAGCGAAACCGCCGAGGGACGCCGCAAACAAATTGAGGTTGTAAAGGCTTTGTTGCCGGAAAAGGTGCGCACCCGGATTGCAGAAATTGACGCCGAGGTTACGACCGTTAAGGACAAACGAAAGGACGCCAACGCCGAGGTCAAGACGTACACAACCATTTGCGCAAACGCTGAAAAGCAATTGAAACCCGGCGACGTCAAAACGTATGCCGAGAAAAAGGATATTACGGCGTTGATGGAAGAGCAAAACGAAAATGCCCGGTTGATTGAGAAAGCGAAAACGGTACGCCAAGCCCGGCAACAAAGGATTGAACAATTGGAGGCAATCCCCGGACGAATTAAAGAGGCGGAAGAAACCCGAAAAAGTAATATTAAGGCAATCGACGACAAATTAGCCGCCGAGGAAAAAGAAGTTGCCCGGATAATTGCCGAGGCAAACGCCCGGTTGGAAAAAGCCAAAGAAGATGCGAAAGCCAACAAAAAAGCCATTGAAAACGATTATAAGGAAACGTTGCAAGTTATCGTAAACGACAAATCCGAGTTTGTGAAACGCAAAGCGAATGCCGACAAATGGTTAGAGGAATACGAAGCCAACAACCCGGAACAATTAGATACGGCGGAACAACTGAAAAAAGCCGAGGAACACAACCGTATCAATGCGTTGGTTGTAGATTACATGGCAAAGAAAAAACAAAAGGAAGCCGCCGAGAAAACCGCCCGCACGTTTGAGGACAAATTAGGCGCATTGGCAAAGGAAAGGGAAACACTTATTGCAACGTCCAAATTACCGATTGCCGGGCTTTCGTTCACGGACGACGGTTTAGAGTTAAACGGCGTGCCGTTCGTCGCCGGGAAAGTTTCAGATAGTCAAATTATGGAGGTCGCCGCCAAACTGATTATTGCAAGCAATCCGACGGTTAAGGTATTCCGCATTGCGAGGGGCGAAAGTTTGGGCGAAAAGCGTTTGCAAGCAATCATTGACATTGCTAAAGAAAACGGTTTTCAAGGGTTCATTGAGGAAGTGAAGCGAGGACAAACCGATTTAGTTGTTGAGGAATACACAGAAAACGAATAATAACCGGGGGCGGGCTTTCCGTCCCCTTAAAATCTAAAACAATGGCATATACATTGAACGATAATTTGAAACGTTGGGCGGAACAATACGAAACCGCCGTGGCTGATTTGTCAATTGCCGACGTTTTGAAAATGCGGTTGTTTTACGACAACGCCGCCGCCGAGGTTCGGGAAATATGGGAAAGCCGGGAAAAAGCCCGCAAAGAGTTGAAAGCAACCGAGCGTTTGAAAGNAGTTTATCCAATCCGACCCGGTGCAAATCCCGCACCGTTACGATAGCCGGGTAAATATTGAGATTAGCGCATTTGTTACGGCGTGGATTGCGTGGGGTTCCCGCAAACAGATAATCCAAAAGGCGGATTTTATCGACCGGGAAATTTTCAAGGGTGCGCCGTATCATTACATTGTTGGAACCGATACGCAGGGAGCCGCCCCGNCGCACCCAATCGACGGGTTACACAATGCCGGATTGTTGGAGCCGGGCGAATTTGTCGTTACGTTTGCAAAGATATTGGATAAGCGAGAAACGAAGTTATCACGGGCGGAACGGGACGTTATCCATACAATCGGAATGACAGCGTTTAATAAGACAATGAAAAAATTAATAGCCGATGAAAAAGCGAGAAATAACAGCGACGGGGACAATAAACAATAACGGCGGGTTGGCAATGTACATGGGCGAATTAAACGAATTTTTCAAGGGTTGGAAAGGTTCCCGGATAATTGCCCGGTTTATTGTTGCGTCCCCCGGTTCGTCCGAGGCTTTGAAAGGGTATTATTTCAACTATGTTGTACCGACGTTTAAGCACGCAATTTGGGAGGCGGGCGAACGTCTTACGGAGGAACAAACAGAACGCCGATTGCGTGAGTTGTCCCCGGTTATGTATGAGCAAACCCCGGATATTAACACCGGGAAATATGAAACCAGATTGCGTACAATTGCAGAGTTAAGCAATGCTGAATTAATAGAACATATCGAATTTTTAAAACAACTTGCAAGTGAAGAATATTATTTGTATATTGCAGACCCAAATGAAATTTGATTATGGAAAATGAAATATGGAAAGAAATACCCGGATATGAAGGGTTGTATGAGGTTAGTAATTACGGGCAAATTAGGTCTATTAAAAGATTAGAAAAATGCGGTAATAAAACAAGAATACGAAAAGAACGTATTTTGAAACAATCATTAAGGCGTGGTTATTTGTTTGTATCATTATGTAAAAATGGGGAAAAAGAAAATGTTGTAATACATAGAATTGTAGCATTATTATTTATTCCTAACCCAAATAATATGCCGGAAGTAGACCATATTGATGGTAATAAAATTAATAATAAAGTCAGTAATTTACGATGGGTAACAGCAAAACAAAATAGCAATAATTTAAAAGCCCCCAATACGTATATTGGTAAAAAACTAAATAAAGGAGGAAAGGCAGTTTTGCAATTTGATTTATCGGGTAACTTTATAAAAGAATGGGTTACAGCAATGGAAGTTGAAAGAAGTTTAGGTTTTAGACGTAGTTCTATAAGTAATTGTTGTAATGGCGTTTTGAAAACAGCATTTGGTTTTAAATGGAAATATAAATGATATGTTTTGCAAGTGTAACGGAAAACGTAAGAATTACCCGTTGGCGGGTTGGCGGATTATTCGCCACGAATACACGCCAAAGCATTACAGCCGGATAAAGTGTTTGCGTTGCGGGTGCGTTTGGATTACACGGGCAAAATATGTTGAGCAAACGCCCAACGACGACGGGCAAAAACGATTATTTTAACGAGCAAAAAAGTAACGAGAGCATGAAATTTGAATTAAAAGACATTTGTTTTTTCGATTGCGAAACAACAGGAGTACCCGCAAAGGGTTTGAAATGGGATGCGGATTTTAACCAATTCCCGCACGTCGTACAATTGGCGTGGGCGTTCGGCGACAAAGAACGCAGTTTTATAATTAAGCCGGACAATTACGAGATACCGCCGGAAACAACCGCAATACACGGGATAACGACCGAACGGGCAATTGCCGAGGGTGTACCGTTTGCCGAGGTTATCGACGAATTTTTGACGGATGCCGCCGCCGCACCGCTTATATGTGCGCACAACATTTATTTCGATACGTCGATGTTGAAAGCGAACATTTTGCGTTATTGCGGCAAAGAGTATTACGACGCCAAAGCCGAGGACGCATTGCACAAGGGAAAGCGCATTGATACAATGATGAAAACTATTAAATTTGTCGGCGCATTGTATTCAAACGGGCGACCGGGAAAATATCCCAAATTAGAGGAATTATATAGTAAGTTATTCCCCGGCGAAACATTCCCGGCGCATGACGCATTAGAGGACATAAGGGCGTTGCGCCGTTGCGTCCCGGAATTGGTTAATTTGGGGATTATTGAGTTAGCGCAAAAGGAATACCCGGCGGAACAACTCAAAGCCCAATTTGAGCCGGAAAAGCCCAAAGGCGGGCGCAATATTGAGTTCCACGACCCCAACCCGGTAACGGAACCAATCGGAACCGGGGAACCCG